TAAAAATCAATAAATGTCCATACAAATGAATCTGCTGAGATCCAAGAGTATTCTGTTATTTCTTTTATCCATTTTTTTATTGTAGTTGCTGGATTTATCCATTTCATACTATCATTACTAGAAGTTACATTAGACGCAAAACCTAATTTCATTCTAAGTGCAAGTTTTTTTATTAATTCATAGCTAGTATCTTTAACTACTTCATAGTTTGAGAAATGTAAATCATCAACATCTAAAATACCTTTTATTAAATATTTAAAAACATTTCTTCTTCCATCAGTTTTTACTGTTTCATATTCTGTTACCCTAAAGTCCATTCTTATTGGCATAATAACATCAGAGTATGATTTGACAAAAATACTTATGATAGTATCATGATCAAAAGGATATAAATCATTAAATAAAATTCCTTTTGAATCATTACAGTATAATTCAATTTCTGGTAAAAATTTACTATTAAATAATTTAACATATATAACATCTCTTGGATCTATTGTTGTGCCAGATATTGTTGGGTCATCAATTTTCCATATAAATAAAAATGGAACATAATTAAATGACTGCATAAATAGATCAGTAGATGCTGGATCATTTAATTGAAAAAATAACTCTTTTGTCTTAATTTTTGCTGGTTCTATTACTTTTATCATTTATTAATTTTTTTATTCATATGAATTCATAATTGTCACTCCATTATTACTATCTACTTTAAGTTGTTGTAAATTAGATGGTTTTATTGTAATTGGTAAATTATTATTCGGATTATTAGTATTTTGTTGTGATGAAGAATTTATTATTTGTTGTCTTAATACATCATTTGTCATCATATCATCTGTTGTGTATAATAAATTTAAATTATCAACATCACAAAAATAAATATATTGACCTTCTTGAATTGAATATGGATTAATGATATCATTAATTACCATTAATTCTTCAATATAATTAGGTGTTCCATAAAGATAATTTGATATTTTATCTAATCTCATTTCAAATTCACGTGGCACTATGTATATACTAAGATCAATACCTAATACGTTTACTATATTTTTTTGAAATAAATTAAAAAGATTACCCTGATTTGGATCTCTATCTATTGTTTTATTATCGAATGATGCAATTTTCATATTTAATATTTATTTTAAGTACCTGATGCACCTAAACCTGCCAATTTATTATTATTTATTGGCACCATAAGTGGTTGTGGGTTTGTAGATGATGATGCTACTGGACCAGCAACTGAGGTTGAAACTGTGGCTTGTCTAGTAGTTAATAATCCGTTACTATTTGTACCAGCAGTTGATAAAGGTTGTGCTGAATAATTTCTTCTAAATGAATTATTAAACATTCTCATTAATTCTTGTTTACCTAATGATCTTGAAAAATTACATGTAAATTTTGCAGTTAATCTTTGTGGTTGATCATTAAATCCCATTTCTGTACTTGCGGTAACAGTTGCTGCTTTTACTACTATATGATTGGTAGCAAGCCAAGGTGTATATGGATTTCCTATTGTTAAATACCAAGGAGTTGAACTATATTTTCCACCTATCATTAATTCTAATGATCCTCTAAGTTTAAAACGGTGTATCGAAATAGTACTTGCTAAAATTGTTTGAACAAGTGCTGTTATAGTTGTATATACAGTTGATAAAGATGGTACTGCACTTGAAATGTTGCCTGTTGATGCTTGGTTTACTGTAGATGATACTTTATTTTTAAGTGTAGTGAAAAAAGAATTTATTGTATCCCAAAAATCCGATAAAATATTGGCTACAAATTCCCACCAAGAGTTTAGATTATTTGCTGAATTTGATATTGCGCCCATCGCCTTTGTTACTGCTGGTGCTGCATCCCCCCAAAAAAATGCCATATTTGATGTTCCCATAGCATAAATATTATCTAATATATCTAACATTGCACTACCTGGATCAACATCTCCTAATAGTTTTTGCTCATATGTTGTTTCTAAATTGAAAGTGAAATCTGATGTTATATTTTGAGTTTCAGGGTCTCTATATGGTCCTTCACGTAATACATTAGGGTCACCAATTGGTATTTTATTAAGACCCCATGCATATGGATTTGAATTTGCACTGCCTGTTGCTGTACTTGTTGCTGATGCACTTGTTGAAGCCGCTGCTGCTGTGTTATTGTTTGTCCTTTTTTGTATTGCACCCAATGCATTTGCATTAAAAACCTCATAATTTTCATCTACACTATTATTACTGGATGCATTTTCAAGACCCATTTTAGAATAAAATTCAAATAACATACCTTGGGCAAAATCAGGTAAAGGACCAATTGGTCTTTCTAATCCAATAGCTTTTTTAATAATACTTACTAATAATGTGTCAAATCTTTCATTTGTAGTAGTCCAATTTTCTTTAAATCCTATTTCTCCAAAATTATCTTCTGGTTTAAGCCAACCAATAATTGTTGATATTGGTTCAATACACATTTCATTTAAATCTTCTGGTACGAAACAACCTTCTGGAAATCTTCTTAAAATTGCCATTCTATTAATTGGATAAACACCTAATTCCCTTAAATAAACCAAATCACCAGCTTTTAATCTTAACCCTGCCCCACTTGTAGGATAAGTTTTATTAAAATCTTGAAGCAATTTCATATATGGATTTAGGCTTGTTTCTTTATCATAAATATTATTTTTAATATAATTTTTAATGTTAGTTGTTCCCATTTTATCTTTAGTTTTATAAATAGTATAAGCAGAATTTATTCTTACATATTTTTTATCTTTTAAAATGTTATATTGATTATCCTCACTGGACGCATTTAATTGTGTTACTATATTAGAATTATTTGGCTTATTAGTAAAAAGGAAATCCATTTCAGAATAGTGTGACATTTCTTATATAATTTTTTGTTTTATATATAAAATATTTAATTCTCTGAATTTATGTTTATAATTAATAATCTTTAATTATTTGAATAGCATCAAATAATGAAATGTTAGATAATAAATTTTCATATAATTTTTGATTATCTTTAAAATCTTCAAAAAAGAAAAGTAAATTGAAATTAATCTTACCAGTTAAATTTTCCTTAATTTGAAAAAGATCATCTATTTCTAATAAACTTATTTTCCCTATATTTGGTATATAATATACATCTTTATTTTTTCTAATAGTCTGTGTTATCTTGGTATAAATAATAAGATTGAAATATTCTCGCCATTCTGTTACATCATCTAAACCATGATCATCTAATTGCTGTTTTATATCTATAATTGTCTTATTTCTTATCTTATTGATTTTTATATATTTATCAAGTTTTTTTCTGTTTTTAACGAATACTATATAGAATTCCATATAATTAAGATTGTATTTTTGAATTATATATATTTTGAATTGGGTTCTAAAATTAATATCATGATATATTTTTGTTTAACAATATATTTTAAAAACTTTTCAATATCTTTTATGTATAATACTGTACCTATCGGGTAAAAAAAATAATTTAATCACATGGCTAAAACGACTAAACCATTTCAAAAAAAGTCAAATGAATTTAATTTTTCTAACATATCTAGCTTAATAGATAATATTTCAAAAAAAGATATCATTTCAATAGAAGATTTTGAAAAAGAAAAAACTTTTATTTCAACAGGAATTTATGCTTTAGATGCACTATTATCTAAAAGTATTTTGAAAGGTGGCATACCTAATAACAAAATTACAATTATTGCAGGTCCTAAACAAACTGGCAAATCATTCATCTCCTTGAGTATTGCAAGAAATGCACAAAAAATGGGATATAATATTGTTTGGATTGATACTGAATATTCTATTGAAAAATCAGATTTTGATATGTATGGTATTGATACTTCAGATTCTAATAAATTCATGTTAATTAGAACAAATATAGTAGAAAAAATAAAAATGTTCATGATGTCATTTTTAGATGCATTACAAAAATTAAAAGATAGTGGAACAGATGTCTCTAAAACTATTTTCTTTTTAGATTCAATCGGAATGTTATCAAGTGAAAAAGAGAAAGAAGATACTCTTAAGTTGAATGTTAAACAAGATATGACTAGAGCAAAACAAATTAAATCTCTTGTTAGACTTATTACTAATGATTTAGGATATTTAAATATACCATTAGTTTGTACAAATCACGTTTATTTATGTTTAACTGCTGGTCATAAAGTAATAAAGGCTGATGGTAATTCAGAATTAATAGAGAATTTAATGATAGGCGATTCTATACAAACATTAGAAGGAAATAAAACTATTGTAAAAACTGTTGAATATCCTAAAAGTCCAATAATTCAAATAACATTAGAAAATGGTGACAAAATTAAATGTACACCACAACATAGATTTTTAGTAAAACCAACTTGGGTTAGTGATGAAAATAATGAGTGCTGGAAAAAAGCAGAAGATTTGATTGAAAATGATGTTATTTTAGCAATTAATGAAAATAAAATTTAAATATGAACAAAGAAATATTTAATGAAATTGTTGATATGTTTAAGAAAAGAAATCATATTTTAACTGTAAAAGGAACAGATATGCCTTCATGTGAAGATCAAATAGAAATGCTGAAAATGGGAGTTACTAATTTTGATTATAGATCGCCATATACATGGATGGTTGAATGGCATAAACTTGATAAAGAAATAATATTTAAATTTAATAGTATTAACGAAGAATGGTGTAAAAAATATTATGAAGATAAAGTTAATTTTCCAAAAGAAAGCACTAAATTTCCACTTATTTTTTGTGATTTTAAAGATTATGTTGATAAGTTAGTGGACGAAAAATACGAAGAATGTGAAAAAATTAAATTAAAAATATTTGAGAACTATTAAATAAACTTGATTAGTGGAAATAAATGAGTTTTTTATTTTTATATATAGAATAAAAAGAATTATGGAAATAATAAAAAAAATTAGAAATAGTAAAAATATGTCTGGTATCATCAGAATGATTAATAATAATGAAAAATTAAATGAAATTATTGTAAATAGAACAAATTATTTAAGTGATGTTTCTATTCACGAAAGATTATTTAATATAAAAAATAATTTTTTTGATAAATCTGTTTGCTCTATATGTAACGAAGATGTTTTGGAATGGAATTCAAAATATAAAAAATATAAAAACACTTGTTCTGATAAAAAATGTAAATCAAAATATTTGATGATAAATAAGGATCAAGAAATAGAAAAAAATAGAAGACAAAAAATAAGTGAATCACAAAAAAATAAAACTGAAGAAGAAAAACAATTAATTTTAGATAAAATTAAAAAAACAAATATAGAAAAATTTGGTGAAGATTCTTATGCAAAAACGAAACAATTTAAGGATGATATGATTAAAAATTTTGGATATGTAAGTGCATTTGAATTGAAAGAAACTCATGATAAATCAAAATTAACACTACTTGAAAAATATGATTGTGATCATAATTCTAAGATTGAAGAAGTAAAAAACAATAAAAAGATTACATATTTAAATAATTATGGTTTTGATAATCCAACAAAATCAGATGTTATAAAAAATAAAATTTTAAAAACAAATAATGAAAAATATGGTGGCAATTCACCCATGAATAATAATGAAATAAAAGAAAGATCAAAAGAAACATATAAATTAAATTATATTGATAATGAATTAAAAATGAATGATTTGGTTTCTAGAAGAGGAGATACGATGTTTAAAAAATATGGTGTCAGATATTGGATTCAAGATAGTAAAAATTTAGATAAATTAATTAAGAAGACAACTTATAAAAAATACATAATACATGATAAAGAGTATTATTTGCAAGGATACGAAGATTATGTATTATTTGAAATTTTATTAAAAAAATATAACAGTGATGATATTTGTATTTTTAATAGTGATATAGAAAAATATACAGGTAGAATATATTACGATGTAGAAAATAAGAAACATAAATATTATCCAGATTTTTATATAATAAGTGAGAATAAGATATATGAAGTTAAGTCTGAATATACGTATACCTCAGATATTATTATAAATATACTAAAAAAAGACGCTTGCATTAATAAAGGAATAGATTTTGAGTTTATTGTATTGGCTAAAGAAGAATATAATAAATGGAAAAATAATAAAAATAATAAAAATATATGAAAAATTTTAAAGAGATTAAAGTATCTAAAGTAGAATATTTAGATGAATTAGAAACTACATATGATATTCAGGTAGAAGGTGTACACCATTACATATTAGAAGGTGGTATAGTTTCACATAATACACAAGATATGTTTCCACAAACTATTATGTCTGGCGGTGAAGGTTTATATTATGCAGCTAGTGTAATTTTATTATTAAGTGATGCAAAATTAAAAACAGGTGAAGAAGATGAAATGGATCTTGGTAGATCAGGCTCAGTAATTACAGCCAAATCAGCAAAAAATAGATTAGCAAAACCAAAGAAAATAAAATTTGAAATAGATTACAGCCATGGTATAAATCCTTATAAAGGTTTAGATTTATTTTGCACATTAGAAAATTTTGATAAAATCGGTATAGGTCAAGTTAAAAAAGTTATTGATAAATCAACTGGAGAAATAACATATCAAGCATCTAATAGATGGTATATCAGACATTTAGATAAAAATCTTACACAAAATCAACTTTTTAATAGAAAAGTTTTTACGCCAGATGTGTTAAAAGCAATGGAGCCTATTATTCATGATTATTTTAAATATCCATCTTATGATGAGTGTCTTAAGGAACTAGAAGATATAGATGAGAGATTAAATGAGATTGAGGATAAAGATATGTTAACCTCAGATGATTTTGATTTTGATGATGATGAAAAATTATTTGAATAATCAGTATATAATTTAACATAAAATAAATTTAAAAAGATAACTTTTTTTAAAAAAATACTATAACAAACTATGGCGGAATCGATGAATACAAACATGGAGAAACATTACTTTGTCTATATTTTAGACAATCCTGATCAATTCTCTAAAGTAGAACCTTTCTTTTTTAGAAATTCGGATATACAATTCATTTATACCGTTATTAGAGAAGAATATTTAAGAAGTGAAAGTCATATTGTACCTAGCACTCAACAAATATACTCTATGGTCAAATTAGTTGATCAAGAAGGTAAGATTAATGATAAGGTTATAAATATGCTTCTTCAATCTGATAATAGTGATATTAGTAATGAATGGTTAATTCCACGATATAAAGGTTGGAAAATACAAAACCAACTTAAAAGTGATTTACTCAAAGGTATTGATATGGCTAGAGGTATTGAAGAAATTAACTACGAGAATGTGGTTGAAGTTGCACAGAAATTGAAAGGTATGTTTAATAATGTACTTTTAGTTGATGACGACGATCAAGATTTAGGTGACGATTTTGATGATCCAGAATCACATAAACAGTTAATATCGAAGAATTGTATTTCAAGTGGTTGGCCTTGTATTGATACTATCTTAGGTGGCGGTTGGAGTAAATCGACTTTAAATGTAATTATGGGTGAAACTAATGTTGGCAAATGCACTCATTATAAGACACTTATAAAAATAAGAAATAAAAAAACTGGAAAAATACAAGAAATTTATATCGGTGACTATTTTTATTTAGTTAAAAATAAATCCTAAATTAGTTTCTCTTAAAAAATCATTTTTAAAATTTATATATAGAAATAAAAAATGTTATGAAAGAAAAATGTGAAATATGTAATAAAGAATTTGCCAATTTTATTGGATTGTCTGTTCATATAACTAAAGAACATAAAGATATAACAAAAAAAGAATATTATGATAGATTTTTAAAAAAAGAAAATGAAGGAACTTGTTATTTTTGTGGTAAAGATGCAATTTTTAAGGATATTACAAATGGTTATCATAGAATATGTTCTTCAAAAGAATGTTTAGGTAAAATTAGGTCAACAGGTACATATGAATTTCTAATGTATAAATATGGATTAAATAAAAATGATGCTATTAAATTAATGAATAGTAGGGCTAATGAGAGAGGTATAAAAATTAAAAATGGATTAAATGAAAAATTTGAAAGTAATAAAAATTTTTTTAAAGAAAAATCTATACAATGTGTTGAATTTTGGTTAAAAAAAGGATATACTAAAGAAGATGCAGAAATTGAGGTTAAAAAATCATTTGATAATATACATACAAAAACTTGGAAAAAAAGAATAAATAATCCAGAATTATATCAAGATGTGAATACTACACAAATTGGATATTGGTTAAAAAAAGGATTTACAGAGAAAGAATCAAAAGAAAAAATAAAAGAAAGACAAAAAACATTTACAATAGAAAAATGTATTCAAAAATATGGTGAAATAGATGGTATGAAATTTTGGACTGAAAGACAAAAAAATTGGTCAGAAAAAATTGAAATTATGTATAAAAATGGACTTTTTATTAAATTTAGAAAAGAACCATATTCTAATGATGAAATTGAAATATTTGAAAATATTTCTAATAGATTATTAATAAAAGCACATTATGGTAAAAATCAATATTATAGATATATTAAAGAATTAGGTCAAACTTTTGCTTATGATTTTGTTTATAATAAAAAAGTTATAGAATTTAATGGTGATTATTGGCATTGTAATCCTTTATTATATAAAGATGATTTTTTTAATAAAAGTAAGCAAATGTTTGCAAAAGATATTTGGAATTATGATAAAGTTAAAATTGACTCAATTGAAGAATTAGGATTTGAAACTTTAATTATTTGGGAATATGATTATAAAAATAATAAAGAAGAAGTTATACAGAGATGTATAGATTTTATAAATAATTAAAAAATATGTTTGATAGAAAATTTATAGATACAATCGAATTAGATGAATGGGAAGTAGAAACTGATACAGGTTGGTCAGATATTAAGGCTATTGGAAAAACCATTGAATATGATGAATGGATATTAGAGACTGATAATTTAGAATTAATTTGTGCTGACACACACATTGTTTTTGATGAGTTATTCAATGAAATTTTTGTTAAAGATTTAAAAATCGGTGATAAAATAGTAACTAAACATGGAACTGAATTGGTTAAAATGTGTTATAAATCTGATAAGAAATCAAATATGTTTGATTTACAATTAGAAGATACAAATCACAGATTTTATACTAATGATATATTGAGTCATAATAGTATGTGGTTACATAATATAGCAGTAAATGCTGCTAATAATGGTGCTAATGTTTTAATAATAACATTAGAAATGGTGAATAGAAAAGTAATGAAAAGATTAGGATCAATGAGACTTAAAATCAGTTCTGATGAATATGATGAAAAGTCAAAAGATCCTATTTTTATGAAACAGAGAATAAATAATATTAAGTCACAAACTACTGGTGTTGGTAATCTATTTGATTCTCAACCAGGTAAAATATTTGTTAAGAAATATAATACAAGTGATTGTACTGTAACAGATATTGATAATTATATTAAAAAATTTGAGGAAGTTAAAAGGCTTAAAGTAGGAATGATAATTGTAGATTATATAAATATTATGTCAATTGAGAAAGGATTTGAAATTACTAATATGCTATACTTAAAAGGTAAACACTTAGCAGAAGGCTTAAGAAGGATTGGAGATAAATATGAATGTGCAGTTATAACTGCAACACAAACCGATAAAGCTGTTTGGGGTGCATCTGATATTAAATTAGGCGATATACCAGAAAGTAAAGCTATTGCTGATACTGCGGACTCAGTTTGGGGTATTATTCGTAATTCAGAAATGAAAAAAAATAATCTTTACAGGTTAAAAATATTAAAATTAAGAGACGGTGAACATCACGAAGAACAAGTTAGATTTGATTTTAATACTAAATTTTTAACCATGGAAAATGATGTTTTATCTGGGGCAAAATAATATCTAAAAATAATTATTATGTATGAGACAAAAAAAAGAATTTGATGACGACAACTTAAATGATAATGAAGAAGAAGTATATAATTTAGATGACATTTTAGATGAATTTAGTCCTGATGATTTAAATGAATTAAATGATGATAATTTAGATGAAATTGTAGACTCAAATGATAATTCGGATGATGATTCGGATGATTCAGATGTTGATATAATGTTTAAATTTAACACCAATAATCATAAGATTGAAGGTAAACATTCATTAGCAAGAGATACTATATTTAAAGGTAAAGCTGAAGATAATGTCGAACAATCTGAATATTATAGTACTCAAGATGAATTTTCTATTGAGGGGTTACCTATTGAAGTTGGAACAAATTATGAATTTGAAAGTAAGTATCATGAAGAATATATAGGTAGACTTAATTTATCAAAAGACGTTTATGAATTGTTAAATGAAAATACAGAATTAGATTTCTCATCTAATAGGAGAAAACCTAATAGACAAGCTTTTAATGATTATTATAAAATGTTATTGGATAATATTGGTAAAGAATATACAAAATCTGAAATATTTGTGGAATTATCCTACTATTTCACCGACAATATTTTTAACATGTTTAAGTTATTAGATAAAGAGTATGCAACACAAATAATAGTAGAATTAAAACAAAGTGGTTATTTAAGTAACCTTAATAATATAAATTTTATTTAAAAAAAATATTAAGAACATGAATTTTTATAAAAGGGAAGAAGCATATGATGCATCATTGCAATATTTCAAATTAGATACTTTAGCAGCAGATGTTTTTGTTAATAAGTATGCATTAAAAGAGACAAGAGATGGTGAAACTGTTTATCACGAAAAGACCCCTGATGATATGCATTGGAGACTTGCAAAAGAAATAAATAGAATAGAGAATAAATATAAAAATCCTTTATCTGAACAATTTATATTTGATTTAATAAAAGATTTTAAGTATATAATACCTCAAGGATCACCAATGTCTGGAATTGGTAATAATAATCAAGTTGTATCATTATCAAATTGTTTTGTTATAGGTAATCCATCAGATTCATATGGTTCAATAATGCAAGTTGATGAAGAACAAATACAATTAATGAAACGTAGAGGCGGTGTAGGTCATGATCTATCTCATATTAGACCTGCTGGTATGCCAGTTAAAAATTCAGCTTTAACATCAACTGGATTAGTACCTTTTATGAATAGATATTCAAATTCTACTAATGAGGTTGCTCAAGGTGGTAGAAGAGGCGCATTGATGTTAACTTGCTCAATTAATCATCCAGATTCAGAAAATTTTATTGATGCAAAATTAGAACAAGGTAAAGTGACAGGTGCAAATATATCTGTTAAGATAACTGATGAATTTATGAAAGCGGTAACTAACGCAAGTATGTTCACTCAATTGTTTCCTATTGATTCTAAAAATCCTATCATAACAAAAGAAATAGACGCCCAAAAATTATGGAAGAAAATTATACATAATGCTTGGAAATCAGCAGAGCCAGGCGTATTATTTTGGGATACTATAATGAAAGAATCTGTACCAGATTGTTACCAAGAACATGGATTTAAGACAATTAGTACAAATCCTTGTATTGTTGGTGAATCTTTAATTGCCGTAGCAGATGGTAGAAATGCTGTAAGTATAAAACAATTAACCGAAGAAGGTAAAGATATACCAGTATATTGTTCTGATGATAATGGCAAATTAACAATTAGAACAATGAGAAATCCTAGAATAACAGGATATAATCAACAGATTTATAAGGTTAATATTGAAGGCGGGCACTCAATTAGAGTAACAGGAAACCATAAATTTATTCTTAAAGATAATACAGAAGTAGAAGCTAAAAATTTAAAAAATGGTGATAGTTTTAAAATTATGACAAAATCTAAAGCTGCTTTTCATGATATTATTAAAAAATCAAATTCGAAAAGTCAAGATTATTATTGGCTTACCACATCAGGTAAGAACGGCTTAGTTCCTGAACATAGAATTATTGCAAATTGTTTTGAACCAAATAATGTTGTTCATCATAAAGATTATAATGGATTAAATAATAATCCAGATAATTTAGAAATTATGACTAAAGAAGAACATGATTATTTACATTCAAAAGATATGATAGGTGATAAAAATCCATATCATAGAATGACATATGAATGGAAACATAATTTTGCATCACATCCTGGCGAACTCAATCATAAATTTAATTCTGATTTAACTAATATTGATATTAAAAATCACGCTTTAAATTTAACAAAAAAATTAAATAGAAGATTTTCTAATGCTGATTGGATAATTTATGCAAAAGAAAACAATTTACCTCAATTTTTTAGTAGTTTTAGGTCTAATAAATTANGTAGTGTAGTAATATTATCTAAATTATGTGCAACAGAATTAAATATAGATTTTGTTGAAACTGATCCAAGATTAGTTAAAACATATGAAAATGCTCTTGAAAATGGATATGATGCTGAAATTATTGAAAATGAAGTTTTAGTTACTAAAATATGTGAAGAATGTGGTGAAGAATTTAAAGTTAATTATTTTAGAAGAGAAATAGCATTTTGTTCTAATATTTGCTCATTAAATCATATAAATAAAAATAAAGAAATATCTGAAAAAAGAACAAATTCTCTAAATGATACATATTCAAAAAAAGGTGAAAAAAATAAAGAAAATCAACTTAAAATATATTCAAATCTAAAGTTTAATTTAGGAAGAACACCAAATTTAACAGAATGGGAAAATGAATGTAAATTAAATTCTGTTCCTTATCGTTTAAATAATAAATATGGATATAAAAAATATAAGGACATAAAAGAAGAATCAGAATTTTTTAACCATAAAGTTGTTTCAGTTGAATTGGATGGATTCGAAAATGTGTATAATGGTACAGTAGATGATTTTCATAATTTTTATTTTGGATGTTTTGAAGAAGTTAATAAGTTTGGTAAAGCTAAGTATATCAGTATGTTAACTCGGCAGTGTGGAGAAATTACCTTATGTCCATATGATTCGTGCCGCTTACTTGCAATAAATTTATATAGTTATGTAAATAATCCATTTACTACTAATGCGTCTTTTGATTGGAATAAATTTAAAGAACATGTTATTTGTGCTGAAAGGTTTATGGATGATATTATTGATCTTGAAGTTGAGAAAATTCATATGATTTTAGATAAAATTAAATCTGATCCAGAAAATGAACAAACTAAAAGAGTTGAAAGTGAAACTTGGGTTAAAATTATGAACATGACATTAAATGGTCGTAGAACTGGTTTAGGTGTAACTGCTGAAGGTGATATGTTAGCCGCTCTTGGTTTAAGATATGGTACATCAGAAGCTACTGATTTTTCAACAGAAGTTCATAAAGTTTTAGCTATTAATGCATATAAATCATCTGCAATTATGGCTAAAGAAAGAGGTTCATTTCCAATTTATGATTACGACAAGGAATTAAATAATCCATTCATTCAAAGATTAAAAGAAGCAGATCCTGAACTAGATACAATGCTAAAAGAATGGGGTAGACGGAATATCGCACTTTTAACTATTGCACCAACAGGCTGTTTAAGTGAAAAAACTATAATTAAAACTGATAGAGGTGATATTTCACTTGGTGATATATTTTTGATTAATGATATCGACATTAACAAATTGAAAGGCTTGAATAATATTTGGATTGATATAAAAGAAGATATTAATGTTTTTAATATAAATGGAGAAAAAAATAAAATAACAAAATTATATTGGAATGGTTTGGATTCAACAAAAATTATAAAGTATTCTAATGGAGATGAAATAGAAAGTACAATAGAACATAAATTTTTGGTTAAAATTGATGCTCAATATGCTATGTGGAAAAAAATATCAGAATTAAAAATTGGTGATAAAATAATTAAATTAAAAAACGGAAAAATATGACAATAGCAAATTAATATATAGATAAAAATAAGGTGCTATTGTTATGAAAATAATAAAAAAAATATCATATCCAGATAAATATAATCAATTAATAAATGAGTTTGGTGAAGAAAAGGGAAATATTGAATATTACAGATTTGTAAGAGGTTCATCATATGAAAAATATATATTAAAATATGGAGAAGATTCTGATTTATATTGGAATCAGCATCTTTCATCACTAAAAAATTCTGGTGTTTCTTTAGAGAAAATGATATTAAAGTATGGAAAAGATGAAGGTGAAAAAAAATATAAGAATTGGAAAGAAACTACCAAACAAGATATAGAAGGATTTATTAACAGATATGGAAAAGATGAAGGTGAAAAAAAATTTGAAATATTTAAAAATAAAAGTGCGATAGCTTTAAAAAACATTAATAGAAAAAAAGTAAAAAATCAAAGAAATATAAATTATTGGATTGATTTAGGCTATAGTGTAGATAATGCTAAAATAAAAATATGTGAAATTCAAAATACTTCTAGTTTAAATTCATTTATAAAAAAATATGGAAAAGATGAAGGTGAAAAAAAATACATTGATGTAAATAAACTTAAATCTCAAACAAAAGAAAATATGATAAGATTATATGGTCAGTATGGTGAAAAAAAATATAATGATTATATATTAAAATTGAAATATTGTAAAACAGTAGAATATTACATTGAAAAATTTGGTGAAGAAGGTGTAGAAATATTTAAAGAAATTCAAAAAAAGAAAATAAATAATTTTGTTAATTTATATTCTTTAATAGGTTATGATTTTTGTGAAAATATCGCATTAAAAATAAAACCAGATTTTGAAAAAATATATTATGGTGATAACGAATATAAATTTTTTGTATGGGAAGATAATTTTAATATAATTGTTGTTGATTTATATATCAAAGATATTAACACTATTATTGAATTTTATGGTGATTATTGGCATAGAAATCCTAATATTTATGACATAAATGATCCAGAAGTAAGATTTATACATGAACAAAATAAAAAAAGAATTATTAAATTAAAACAAAAATTTAATTCAAATATATTAATTGTTTGGGAGAACGATTATAAAAAAGATAAATTAAAAACTATAGATTTTATAATTGATGAAATTTATAAATTAAAAAATAAAAAATAAAAACATGGAAAAATTATCACTTATTGATGTTGATTATGATGAAGTTGAGATTTTAGATATTAAAGATTCTAAAAATTATACTATGGATATCGAAGTTGAAAAAGAACATTATTATACTCTAAAAAATGGTATAGTGTCACATAATTCAGTTTCAATTATGACACAAACAACGTCAGGTATTGAACCAGCATATTTAGTATCATATAAAAGAAGAAGAAAAATAAATCCTACAGATAAAAGTGGTAGAGTTGATTTTGTTGATGCTGAAGGTGTTAAATGGGAAGAATATAATGTATTTCATCATAAATTTGAAACTTGGTTAGAAATTAACGGTTATAATATAGATGAAGTTAAAGCTATGAAGGATAGTGATTTGAAAGTAATTATTGAAAAATCACCATATCATAAAGCAACTTCTAATGATGTTGATTGGGTTGAAAAAGTTACAATGCAAGGAAATATACAAAAATTTGTTGATCATTCAATTTCAGTTACTGTTAATTTACCAAATACTGTTACTGAGGAAATTGTTTCTAAAGTATATGAAACTGGTTGGAAGTCTGGTTGTAAAGGTATGACTGTTTATCGTGATGGCTCTCGTCAAGGTGTTATTATGTCTAATGAAGGCACTACACAAAATGTAGTTCCAGAAGTTGTAGAGAATAATGCAAAACCTAGACCTAAAAGGCTTGAATGTGAAGTTGTAAGATTTACTAACAATAAAGAAAAATGGGTAGGATTTTTAGGGTTGATGTCTGACGAAAAGGGTCAAAAATATCCTTATGAATTATTTACAGGATTATTAGATGAATTCTATGTTCCAAATAGTGTTGAAAAAGGTGAAATAGTAAGACATAAATCTGATGATAAGAGTAGATATGATTTTGTTTATAAAGATAAAGATGGTTATAATGTTACTATGGAAGGTCTAAATAGAGCATTTGATAGAGAATTTTGGAATACCAGTAAACTTATATCAGTTTTTTTAAGGCATAGAATACATTTACCAAGTGTAATTGATCTTATTGATAGTTTACAATTATCAGATAATGCAGCTTTTGGTACGTGGAAAAGTGGCGTTAAAAGAATTATAAAAAAATATATTAATTCTACAGTTGCAGGAGAATCTTGTCCAGAATGTGGATCTAAGGATTTAACATATGAAGCGGGATGCAAAACTTGTAGAACTTGTGGATGGTCAAAATGTGAATAATTATGAATAATATTTATGAATTTAAAGGTAAACAATATAGAATATTTGCTGAGTCTAAAATGAAGATTGATGGTGAATGGATTGATTGTATTATATATCAGACATTATATTTTAATAAAGATGGCTGGATATGGGTTAGAAGTAGAGAAGAATTTTTTAATCTTTTTACCCAAGTTTTAAAATAATAACACATATGACAAATTTTGTTAGTGTATTTAATAATGATAGGGTGTTTTTTGAAATTATTGGTGATTCGACAGATCAGAATGAATATTTAGTGGAGTTTATTAATATAGTTACATGTGAAATTGAGTATTCTAGTACACTTAAAATAAATTATTGGGCTGAATTAGAAAATATTTATGATAAAAAAATATTAATTAGAGTTACATTAGATAATGAAATTGTCTTTGAAAGAATCGAAGAACAAAAATTTAATAAAGTTTACATCTTATTTGGCTCTGATGCTTTAGGTGATACTGTTGCCTGGATACCTTATGTTGAGGAATATAGAAGAATAAATAATGTAGAAGTCGTTTTGTTTACTAAATTTAATAATTTATTTGACAAGGCGTATCCTAATATTATTTTTTCTGATATTAATGATTCGAATTACATAAATGATGTTGATAAAAAATTTAGAATAGATTATGGACCAGAATTTTATTGTATAGATGGTGTTCTTTCTCCTGATAGTTGGTATATTAATAATAAGAAATATAATAATCATGTTAAATATTTTGATTATAAAAAGAATTCGCTTCAATCAATAGCATGTTTAATATTAGGATTAGAAATCAAAGAGATAAAATCAAATATAAATATATCCGAAGAAAAAACAAAGATTAAAGGTAAATATGTTGTTGTTGCTATGCAATCAACATCTCAACTTAAATATTGGAATAATCCTTTTGGCTGGGAAAGATTATTTGATTTCTTAGGACGTAATGGTTATAAAATAGTTGTTATAGATAAATATAAAAGTTTTGGTATTCCTGGTAATTATAATCACGCACCTAAAAGTAAATATGTAATAGATAAAACTGGTAATTATTCATTAAGTGATAGAATAATAGATATTAAGTACGCTGATATGATGATTACTATTAGTTCTGGTTTAGCTTGGGTTGCTTGGGCTGTAGGTACTCCAGTAGTTATGATAAGTGGTTTTACTAAGCCTTGGAATGAATTTCAGTCTAATATAATTAGAATACATAATCCGAATGTTTGTAATGGTTGTTGGAATGATTCTAATTTTGATGCAAAAAAATATTTAGGTAATTGGCTGTTTTGTCAAAAAAATCAGGACTTTATATGTTCTAAAGCAATACAACCAAGAGATGTTATAGATGGAGTTAAAAAATTGATCGAAATAAAAAAGGCTAATTAAAAATTAGCCTTTTTTATTTTTTTAAGGTGTTGGTTTTTTGCCTTTATCATTAACGTGACCCATAATTGTTTCACGAAATCTAATGAATCTTTTATCTGCAAGGAATTTTTCAGCCGCCTGATTATCTTTAGTACTTTCAGATACAGTATATTCAATATCAAGAACGTGAAGTAAGTAGCCTACAATTTCATCATCTGATATAGTTTGAAGAAATCTCACCAAATTATTTTGTTCACTAGGTTTTAAATCAGAAATTTTACGTTCTTTCATGTTAGCAAGAAGTTCTGATTTTTTATCTCTATTGAAGTTTTTAATATCATCTTCAATATCATCATATCTTAAAAGAACATCATCAAGTGTAATTTTTAAAATATCTTCACAATATCTAAAGAACCTAACATTTGACGTACCAATAAATGCGTGTCCAACTTCTTTAATATCAGATATCCAAATACGAACACTAGGAAATTTTTTAAATAATTTAGGTTCACCGTCATCGTTAAGAATAATTTTATTTTCAGCGTCTTTTTTTGTTACCCATTCACCAAAATTTTTAAAAATATAATCAGATAGAAATGTCCAAGAACGTGGAGTTGCATATGCCTTATTTTTTTGATTTCTCTCATCTGGCTTTTTATAGTAGTGTTCAGTATAATTTTTCAGAAACTGAACAATGACAGGACAAACATGTTCATTTGCATAATTTTCTACCCATTCAGGATAAGGAAGAGTATGTTCATAATGAATAAGACGATTATTAAGAGCTTGATCAAATTCTTCAACATCCGTACCATCTTCTTCACCAAGGTTACCAGATGCACACATCATAACATTATCATTAAATTTGAAAAATGCTCCAATTTCTCTTTCAAGAAGTATTTGAAGTGCAGCATTACGAACTTGAAGTGTTGAACGATTTAATTCTTCAAAGTGAATAATTGATGGTTTTTCATTAGCCATATATGCCCATCTAGGTGCAACGTGTGCTAACATTTTTTGTTTTACTACATTACCATCTATATCAGTAATTTCATATTCAGCTATATCTGGATATAGACCTACGTCGGTTTCATCAACCATAGATAGACGAACATCAAAATATTGACGACCTGTTTTGTGAGCAATATTTTTTGTTATTGCAGATTTTGCATAACCTGGAGGTGATGTAAGATATAGAACACCACTCATCGCATTCATCATTTTATAATATCTCTTTTCCCTTTCCGAAAGAGATTCAAATCCCTTAGGGAATCTAACCGCAGGGTCAAAATTTATCCCTTTGGACAATTCTACATTTGCCATATTAATTTATTATTTTTATTTACATTTTTTTCAAAAGCCAATACATTTTTTTCACTTAATCAAAGCATTCCTGGATAATATATAAATCCTTCTTTTTCCATATTTAAAATAATATCTTTTTTTGTTTTTTTTAAACTATCTGATACCTCCCATATAGCTTCCATAAGTTCACAATCACCATAAATACCAGCTCTATTAAGAGCATTAATAACATTTTTTGATAAATTATGAGAACCTAATTGATCATCTAAACCATCAAAATTTTCAAATAATGCTATACATGACGGATTCATGTCATCTAAATCTTCTGGTACAAAAACATCAAAATACCAGTCACTCGGATTTAAATGTTTTTTAGTGTTGTCGTCTTCATCTTCATCTTCATCTTCATCGTCATCATTTTCACCTAACTCAATTTCACCTAATTCAAGTTCGTCTTCTTTTTTAATTTTATCAATAAATTCTTGAGTTTTCCTTTCTTTTTCGGTTTTGAATATTGGAACTAAATAGTCAATAACATATTTAAATCTTTCGCTTTCACTTTTATATTCCCATTCTTTAATTTCACTTACATCAATATTATATAATTGTATCAATATTTCATAATCAGATTTAGTTTCTGGTATATCATAAATTTCAATTTTTTTAGCATCTTCAGTAAGAAGTGAAGTTTTGTCGAACCTTAATGTTGCAGTATAGTATATATTATTATCGGTTAAGACTACATAAATTTTATCATTTTCTAATTTAATAATTTCTGTCCTACAAATAAATGTACTATCATCAATTTTAATAAAAGTTTCAGGATCAATTAAATTAGAAATAATTTTATCAAGTTCAACAAAGAAATCAAAATCCTGTTTTTCATATTCAATAATACTTTCAAAATATTCTTTAAGTAATTCTATTATATTATTATCATATGCTATTAAAGCATCTTCTCTATCCTTTTTTTGTTTGTTATATTGCTCAACAACTCTATCCCAAAGCTCTTTTTGATGCTCTATATGTTCTTGTCTTCTTGATTCTTCATATGCCTTAGGGTCTTTTTTGTATAATAGAGTGTCTTTAATCTCTAATATTCTATATTCATTTTTAATTTCTTCTATAAAATTTGAAAATTCAGAATCTTCAACTAATTTTTCAGTTAATTGATATTTTAATTTTTCAGTATTATCTTCTTTTGTAAAATATACACTACATGTAACTTTTTCAATTTCAATATTACATTCTGATATTAATTCTTCTGCTATATCTTTTTTTGAAAATTCTAATGTGTCTGTATTTATTGGCGATCCATTTTTAATTAAATATATAAGGTGACCACTAGGTTCTTCAGTCTTAATAAGATGAAAATTATACGTAACATCCTCAGTAAATAGATTTAGTAAATTTTTCTTTTTATCCATATTTTTCTTTTAGTCTAATATATTCTGAATATTCAGGATCTGAAATTTTTAAGCTCTCTTTTACATATTTTTTCCATTCTTCTGGAATTGTACCATTCATACCAGCAGTATAAAAATTAACTTGATTTCTAAGAATTGATGCTCCACCATCATTCAAACTACCTTGATATCCAGCATCTTCTGCTTTTTTAGTTGCTTCTAACTTAATCAATTCCATTACTTTTATAATATCAACATCTTTATTTTTCATACTTTTTTATTTTTAAATATTGTTTATATAAATATAGTAAAAAAATCTATAATAAAAAATTTATTTTTGTATATTTTCAATTTTTTCTTCTAATTCTGAAATCTTTTTTAATAGAAAATTTATTTTAATATCAGTTATAATATAGTAATCAGTAGAATTTGATTTTTTTATTTCATTCGTTAATTCAACTTTTATTTTGTTGAATCTTTCTAATTTGTGGTTATTAAATTGCTTAACTTTACCATTATCAAAAGATATAGGACATTCTATATCTGTTACAATAATTAATGTGTTAGTTTTAATTTTTTCAAAATTTAGAGAATCTGTATAGCCGTCGGTGATAATTATAGTGTTAAACATATCTATATTATTATTAATATCAGAAATAAAATTTAAACCCGATTGTAATATTGTACCGCCACCTCCAATTTTAATTTTTCGACCAATAAGTTCTGAAAAATCTAATGTGTTAATTTTTTCCACATATTCAACATTTTGGTCACATAAAATCAAATTTATCGTAATATTATTTGATATGACATCGGCAAAAATGTCAGTTACATTAGATATATCAAAACTACCAGATACATCAATAAGAATATTAATTTCTTTATCAATATCCCCAAATTCTTTTTTGTATAATTCTATTATTTTTTTCATTTTTTTAATCTTGTTTACCAATATTATTAATTTGTTTAACTCTATTATTATCAAAAGATATAGGACATTTTTCGCACTTAGATAAAATTAATGTTTTTGTCTTAATCATTTTAAAATTTAAAGCATCAGTATAACCATCAGTTAAAATAACTGTATTATACATGTAAATTTTATTCTTTTTATCTGTAATGAAATCTAAAGCTGGTTGAAGTATTGTACCACCTAACCCCCTAATTTTCATTTTTTCAAGTTCCTTTTTATCTTTAATTTTAATGATTTGTTGAACTTTAGCATCACATTGAATAAGATTCATTTGAATATCATTTTGAAAAATAAAAGATAAAACTTTTTCAAATTCATTACCCATAGAGCCAGACGTATCTAGAAGAACATTTATTTCATTTTTATATCTCTTTGTTCCTTTTAATCCTGGAATTCCTCTGCGATTAGGTCTAACAATAGTCTTTTCTTTTTTTGAACCAAAAATATGATTACTCATGGTTCTTTTAATTTCTTTTAGATAATTTTTTCTAGACTTACGAAGTTTATGAAGAATGGTTTCAATATCCTTTGAATTTAACCCCCTATTTTTTAACTTTGTCATAATACCTTCAACAATCTCTCTTTTTAATTCTTGCGGTATATCATCACCTAAATGTGAATCGAGTGTATTTTGTTCTTCTCTTTCTTCTCCTTCAAAAATAGTTTCAAGAGAATACATATCTACATCATTTTGAGCATATTTGCCATATCTATCTTTACCTGATGTGTCTTTTTTTCCTTGACGAGATTTATTATTATCATGCTTATGACCACAATTAGGACAAGTTTTACTATCATCACCATCACCATCATTTTTATCTGATTTGTCGCCACCATTACTATCATCGTTATTGTTTTCTCCACCATTTTTATCAGATTTATCAGATTTGCTTTCGCCTTCATTTTCTTCATCTTCAGGCTTATTCATACTCGAACCACAATTTGGACACTTATTTGCTTCCTGTCTCATTTTTTGAACAGCTTCTTTATTTTTTTCTTGCCATTCTCTTCTTTTGTTAACATACCATTCATACAGTTCTTCAAATATTGGATCACCTTTATATTCTTTTGGTATAAATAAAGCACTATTTCTCTCAAACATGTCTTGCGGAATAGTGATAAAAGGTGTTGGTCCTGTTCCAAGGTTTTGTAATTTCATGATTTCGTCATGAATAATCTGATTAATAATCATATCTTGAACAATATTTGATGATTTTGCATCATAACCAACACTTCTTTTAACGTGATCAAAAAGAAGATGAAATTCTTCGTGTATAAGAAGAAAGTTAACTTGCGTTTGTGGTAAAGAATCCATGAATTTTCTATCCCAATAGAAATTCATTCCAGATGATGTAACATTAACACCTGCTGTTTTAAGATATGGATTCTTTTTTGATTCAAAAAAGTTAATGAATAATGCAAATTCACCATAATATGGAAGGTTGCCTGTTGCCAACATAGCAACAACAGCATCAGTAAGTTTTGGGTGCATCTGACCTGGAAGCACGAATTTATAAAAATCAAGCATATTTTTCTTTTTTATACAAATTTATAATAATTTGACAAAATACCAAATTTATTTCTTTCTATTTTTCAACCAAACTAAATAAAGTATAATAAAGATAACTATTGGAAAAAATATATCAAAATTTAATTGTATAGTCTTTTTTAATCCTATCATTTTAACTTCTTTATGTAAAATACTCGCAACTTCACCAGCTGTATGAAATGATCTATTCATTTTATTATTAATAGAATCGATATCTTTATTAAATTTTTCTACATTAAAATCTTGTTGCTGATTATTGTAACTAAATGCTAAACAAGGTGTTAAAAACAGAAATAATATAAATATTAACTTTTTCATAGTAAATGTTTTAATTTTACTGCAAAGTTAGCATATTTTATCAATAAAAAAAATTAAAATGATCTAATCTTCTCTTTCGTAATGTATTTTTTCTGATGAATATTTATGCATTTTACTTAATTCAATATGTCTTTTAACTTCTCTCCAACTAGCTCTTACTAATCTTTTATTGGTGTTATCTTCTAATTCTAATAGATATTCTAATAAAAATTCAATATTTATAATATTTTTCATGTGAAGAAGGATAGCATATAAATACCATCTTAATCTCCACATTTTTATGTACCATTTGGACGATTCATAGGAAATCATTTGTCAAATCCGTTATGATCAATTTCTTGAAATTTTTTCAAAACTTTTTTTCTAATGATATTTCTACCCTTTTTAATTTGTGATTTAATAGTAGATAGGTTTATATTCAATTCTTCTGAAATTTCTTTATATGCCATACCATCTATCTCTCTCATTATTAAAACTTTCTTATACTTGAAATCTTTTTCTGGTAAATTGAAAATTGTTTCTTTAATAACATCAGCTTTTTTCATAAAAATGTTATATTCTTCAACATTTCTTTTACCGTCATCGTAAGGTATCAAATTAGATAAATTAAAATTCTCTGCCATTTCTTTATCTAAAGAATTAGTAGGTAATCTTTCGCTATCTTTATGAGCCTTTTTAACAATATTTTCTGCGATTTTATATATCCAAGTATTTACTTGTGCGCCACCTTCATCAGGTCTTTTGTAAGTACCAATATTCAATAATGCTTGAATAAAAGCGTCTGCTACGTAATCTTCAGCTATTTCTAAATCTTTGGTGTATCTTGATATATACCACATTAGTTTTGGCTTATAATTCTTGTAGAAGAGTTGAAAATTAATACCAGTTCTTTCCTCGAACTGTATTTCAAGTTCATTAATTTTGTCAGATTTTTTCATAGATATAATTTAAGATTTTATATAGTAAAATTATATAGTTTTGTTTTTTACTATTTTTAAAATTAATATAAAATTAATATATCATCTAGTTTTACTATTTATTATACCAGATAAAACATGAATAATGTCTTCTTTATTTGGCTTAATATCAGTAAATTGTGATTTAAATTTTATAATAGATGTGTATATAATAACACTTAATTCATTTCTTAACAATTCTCTTTCACGTTGTTTTTTCTCTTTTTCTTTTTTTTCCATTCTAAGTTTTTTTAATTTTTTTATCAAATATTATAGCATTATACTATCAGAAATATCGTTAAATATTTCTAACAGCATTTAAATATTAATTTATGGTATTTAAATATTACATTTTATTTTCACCTCTGTAATCAAATATAAAAAAAATAATTGACAAAAACAAAGAATTTTTTATAAAATATTAGTCATTTATATTCTTTATAGCAAAAAAAAGGTGTTAATGTTGACCATTAACACCTTTAAGAAAAAAATTATTTTATTTTTAACTCATTTCGACTTCAAGTGCGGCTTCAAGAGATTCGAAAATCCTTCTGGATTCTCTTGCGATAACTGATGTGTCTTTATCTTTGAATAATTGGATATAGGCACTATATAATACCTTAGAATTAATATTGAAATCTTCAGCCTTATCAAGATTTGCGGCAGTTAAATTATCAAAAGTTCTACGCTTTGAATATAACCCATCATACATAAGTTTCTTACATAAGGCATTAAGTTTTAATTCAGACGTTTTAATTAACTTTCCGTCTTCGTTGAAGAGAAATTTTTTGGCAAAATTTACTATAGAAACTTCATTATGTTTAAGATCCTCAATAGATTTTATATGAAAATCAATATCCATATTGAAATTGATAAGATTTTCAGAAAAAGATTTAATCTTATCTGGAAGAGAAGTTTTATAATGCTTGTTGGTGAAACTGGTCAATATTGTAATTGAATCGACTCTTTTATAAAGACCTTTTGTCTTAATCAGACCAACATTCATCGATAATGCCTTAGATTTGTCAGTTGAATTAACAATACTAATCATTTTTTCATAACGTTCATTGTCAATATATAATTCATCACCAATAAGACGAATTTCTTGAACACCACTTGCGGCTTTTAACGAATATCTTTCTGGTGAAAAATATTTCTGAATTTCAGATAAAATAGATTTTGAAAAATTAGTGAAATCAAAATTGTAATAAACATTACTTACATCCACCCTACAAATTTCACGACCATCATATTCTGTGACTAAACAACCATTGTGTAGTTTGTTTGAAAATTTACCAAGGTCCTCATTAACCTTATCAAAATCAAAACTTTTTTCAATTAGAACTGATCTACCTGGAAAATAACTTCTTCTCATGACGTTTATTTTTATATTTTATTTAACACTACAAAGATACAACTTATTTCCCGAATAAAAAAATATATTTTAAAATATTATAATATTTTAATTCAAATACTTAAATAAAATTAAGCATATCTTGCATGAATTTTGGCTTTTTTTTAAAAAAATAAATTAATATATAAATCTGAAACGTAAAAAATAATAAAAATAGAATTTTTTACAAAAATATTTTAATATATACATAAAAAATAATTTAAAAATTATGCCAATCAAAGACGCAGATTTCGGAAAATACAAAAGACCAGACATTTTTATTGAAGAAATTGATCAAAGTGTTATAACACTTCCAGTACAAAATGTTTTAATTAATCTAGTACCTGGTTTTTCTAAAAAAGGTCCTTTCAACGCACCAATCTATGTTACAAATCCAACTGATTTTGTTTCAATTTTTGGAGACGATGATAGAAGATTAGAAAATAAAGGCTCATTTTTTCACAAAACAGTGAAACAAATGTTAAAAAGTGGACCAGTTTGGGCTTTAAACCTTTTAGCTACAAACCCAAATAGAGATAAGGTTGACTGGCAATCTATCTCTGTATCATCACAATATCAAAATAGTACAGTTAATAGAGGTGCATACGAATATTTCTATAACAGACAAGATTTCTGGGAAAGAGATACTGACGCATTCTTGAACGTTGTTAAATCAAATAATTTTGGGGTTCAAGATAATCAAAGACTTTTCCATATTACAAATATGAGTGATAAAGATTTCTCTGTATTCATGTTTAAATCTAGTATAACAGGATTTGATGTTACCGCAGAAGAATGGTATGGTGATAGAACAAAAGTTCCAGCATATATTGATTATAGAGAATGGATTTCAGATTATCTTGTAACAGTAGTCGTTGTCGCAGGTAACTGGTCAGATTACAGAACTTTATCAAATGATGCTACTTTTGGTAAATATTTTAATAGAAGCGGCTTAATGAAAACACAAGTTACTAACTTTCTTAATGAAAGAACTGTTACAGTACTTGCTAATTATAACGTTTCTTTAATACCTTATTTCGTTGATTTAAATAATAACGATATGTATATCAAAAACGTTATTAATAATAATACAGATAAAACTGGCTTATTCTGTACCTATAACGAAGATGTATTATTGGAAGCCGATTTTAAACTTGGTAACCTTGATATTATTGGTGATGTAGTTTCTGGTGAAGATATTAGTAGCATAAATTTTATGTCATATAATGCTACACTTAAAGAAGAATTAACATATACACAAAAATATCTTGACTCAAGCAATAACGTTATAACCAATAACCTTGATAGTTATAATATTGATATGGTTGGACCTTCTTCAACAGGTGTTGAAGATAGATCAGGAGCATATACAAATGGTAATATATTTAATATGTATTTTGACTCTGGNGCAACCACAACAGGTTTAACTAGTTGTACAGTAAGTATTGCTGGCGACTCAATAGATTCATATTATGTTATTAATGGTAGNATTATTAGTGGATTTACAACAACTACTGTTACACTAAGTAGTCTTACATATGTTGTTGGCTCTAGATATGATGTTCTTTATCTTACAAA